TGCATCTGTTCCCCACTTAACGTACAGGTCAAAATCAGATTTTAAATTTGCTGGTGGAGTCCAAATAACATTAACAGTTTCTTTATTTGCACTTACTACTACAGAGTGTGCAATCCAAGCCTCTGGGGGAGTCGCTTCTCTATCTATCTCAGGCTCAACATCTAATTTATATTTTGGAGACCAGTGAGAAGTTCTGTTTCTATCTTCAGATATTATCCTATATCTAACTAAATAGTTTTGTGACACTCCGCTAAACGCTGGAAGATCTTGTTTTTTAATTATTACTTTTTTTACTGTTGAATCTGACACTACAGAACATCCATCCCAAACCTAAACTCAATATGGTTTGTAGTATTTGCATTCTTAAGAATTGGTTCCGAGTTAGTATTTTTAATTACTGAGTATCCAGACAAACCATAAACTGGATTAGAAGAGGTTGTGTTTTCTAGTCTTAGAGCATCTAAGCAAACATAATAGTCATCAGATTCTGCTCCATCTTTAATTACTGTTGCATAAACCTTTACCACGTCTACAACGCTCCATGTAAATCCAGTGCTTTTGTATAGATCTTCTAATTTTTTCTGTGACACAAAATATCTATTTGTTGCAAAATCAACTCCTACATCTGATTCTTTTATAATTATTTCAAACCTTGCCCATTGCCCAGTTCCATGAACATCAGACTCTGCAAACTCAACCATGATTCTAACCTCATCTGGTTGGATGCTTGACTCTCCGTCTTTATTAATTACTGAAAATGCTAATCTTAAATCATCAGTTGGAGCATTCTTATTAAAATCAATTTCTTGACCAGTTAAATGAATGTGTTTTGCGTTTGATGGAACAACAATTCTTCCCGATGAAACAGAAAGATTGCTTAAGTCCCCCCTAACAACCATTATGTTGTTTAAGAATCTACATCTTTCATATCGTGAAGATCTTTCCTGGTTTGTAAAAATTCTGTTATCTGCGTTAGTTTGAAAAGCCTGACTTGTTGTACTTATAATGTTATTTGGTGGGGTTGATCCTGAATCTAATGGTGCATAAATTTGAGATATAGATACAGCACTAGTGTCATTATGATATTCCCAATTTTCTGTTTCGTTAAATGCATAGACTGTCTTACTATCATATGCTCCTGCAGTTGGGTTTGCTCCTGCAGACCACACACCAACCTCTGTTATTTCATATCTTTCTGCTGTAGGTAACTCTGCTGTAAAAACAATTTTTGATTGGCCGTTTTCAGTAACATAACCACGAGAAGTAATTGGTACACGAAACATTTCAAAGTCTAATGATTTCTTGGCTGAATAATCTCCGAGTGTTCCATCTGAAGCAAGAGGTTTTGCTCCACAGCCAATGGCAATATGGGAAGCGTAGGCGGGAGCCTGTCCAATAAGATATTTAGCCAAAATATTCTTACCTGTATTAGTTATCATTTTTACACCTCTCCATATATTGTACCATTAAGTATCTCGCCACTATCTAATATTTCCACGTCTACCTGCTCATCAGGCTCAAGAGATGATACGTTTATTACAAGATCCCCAGTAGTTGGGTCTATGTATACAGTCTCTCCGTTTGGACCTGTTCCAGAGTTTGGCAACTTTAACTCTAACTTAATAGGAAAGTTTTTGAAGTATGTATCTGAAGTGCCTTCTAAACTAATTATATTATTTGTATTATATTGAATATAAATATCTTTAAGGTTTCTTATAGGGCTATGGACTACATCTTGTCCATTGATAATGTCATTTCTTGAAATGTTAATTAACTCCTGTCCCCCAATATTTTCAAAAACTAAGTCCGACATTATTTCTGGATCTAGTTCTGGGTTATTTAAAGCAATTAATGATGGGGTTGCAGGCTTCGTCGATGCCCTAAGTCCTAATTCCAAAATTGCTGCAGACTGATTTGCTACTGCATCTGTTGCCATTAAACTACCTCACTTATAAATACTGTCATTGATGGACCACTTTGATCTTTTGAATACTCTATATTATACACAACAAACCGACTATCTTTTGGTGCAACCATGTTAATTGAGTTATCAACATAATCTAAACTAACTATATCTCCTAATTGAATCATAGGGTTTGCAAAAATCTTAACGCCAACAGATTTTCTTGGCTTCATTATTTTATTAATAACCCAAGACATTAAGTTTTCTGCAGCATCATGTGACTGAATGTATGGAACTTCTAAACTAAAATCTTTTTTACCATAAGACATTCTACTTGACTTTATGTCTTGATAATCTTTTTTAACTTTAAGTGGTGATGTAACTAAAGTTGATCCAATTAAATCTGGATTAGCAAGGTTGCTATTTTTTGAAAAATATTCATCAACTGTTAAATCTGTGTTTGACTCCTGAGTAAAAGTTATTCCTTGTATTCTTAAATAATTTCCAGATGTTGCATCTAAATTTAATGTAGTATCGGTTGCATTAAAAATTAAAAACTCTGCTCCATAAGACCCTGCCCTAAATCCAGAAACGGTGTAACCTTTTAATCTATTAAAAGTAGGAGACAGTTTTGCGTATAGTGCTGGGTATGCTTGATCATATTTAATATTAAATGATGAGGCTTCTCTCATAATTGTTCCAAATTCATCAAAGTACATGTTAAATGCTGGTGGTTCAGCAGGACTTATTCCTGACAGGTATGTTCCTTGCACTACTCCGCTCATAGCATATTTCATAAATGATTCATTTGCATTTATTTCAGAATCTCCAAATACTGATGCTATCGGAGCATTAATTTTAAAAGCAGTGTTTTGTGAGTAGTTGTTTCCTAAAGCATATATATTTTCAAACATTACTCTTGAGGAACCACGAACAAACAATGCCATATTATTATATACTGGAAGCGGATTTGCATCATCTACCTCTGCAATAAGGTTGTTATTTATGTATAAAAAGAATCTTCTTTTTGTTCCTATATCTTGATATTCAACAGATAGATCATAAACTGTTGGGTTTTCCTCTGTAGCCATTCTATATTGACCAGTAAACTTACCATCATCAACTATGATTCCTGCTAGTCCTTCATACAGTTTAATTGGAATGGCAGATGATCCAGATGCTTTTATCTTATAAAATATTACATCGTTTACATTTTGTTTTTGAGAATCATTTAAGTTGTTTGCTCCTAAACCAATAATTTCAAAATAGTATCCGTTGTTTGTTGATGGATTAATCATTACAGCAAGTCCGCCAGAGCCACCAACTACGCTTATGCTTTTATCTGGAGTGGTTCCTGGCACTGTAAAATATGTAGAAGCGCCAACTGAAGTTTGTCCACGATTTCCATCATTTTCAATTTTGCCAACAATCCTCATCCTGGTTCCAAAGTGTTTGTACTTATTGTCTAATGGCTTGTATACATAAGAAACAAAATCAAGTGGGGACTCTGTTGTAGTAAATCCTGGACCATTCATGATTAAAGCAGATGATTGCACTGTTCCTGCCTGCGTAGATAGCATAGCATTTATATTTGATTCGGATATATATTTTGATGCCAGGGCATTTTTAATAATTCCATTTCTTGATGTTTTTTGTGCAAGGGTGTTGTTTATTCCTGCAGGACCAACTGTTGTTGCTGGAGGGGTTTGATCAAGTCTGAATAAATATTTTGACTCCATTGTACATCCACGAACATTATCGTTATTAGACCAGTAAGGGCTAATTCCTGCTGAGTGTAAAACAACTGGAGTTCCAAACTGCCCTCTTCCATGTTTTGCTACTGCTCCATTTTTAAGTTTTGTAACTCCAAGAACTTCTTGATAGTTTGGCTCAGCGTATATCCTTACTAATCCTGTTGGATAAATTTTTCCATTAAAGGGTAATGATGAAAAATATTTTTCGTATTCTTGAACACTATTAATCCATACATTACCAGTACCAGAAATATTATACTCTACTGCATCATATTTAATAATCTCTCCATTTGAATAAAAGTATCCGTTATATCTTGTTATAAAGAAAACTCCTTCTCCAAGATCCATAATATTATTAATAACTGTATTGTTTTGTACTGATGGGACTGATGACGATAGGTTTGAATTTAAAGGTATTGCACTTAATGCATAGGTTGACTGGTTTTGAATTTCCTGATTTACAGATTTTGTACCTTCTGAGCCACCCAATTCCCAAAGAACAACTGGTTTATATACCCAAATTTTTTCATTATCTACAAGGCTTGCTTGCTTTATTGTTCCCACCGATCTTTCTATAGACCTTGAGGTATAGGTAATTTTTCCATCATTATAAACTTCATTATCTTGTGATGTTATTTCTAAGATGTTTGAAAGTTTGCTATTTGTTTTTTCATTTTTAACAACTCCAGTATCAGAAAAATCTGTAGTTCCATAAAGAGTTAAGTCTGTTGGTCTTTGATTAATTGCTGGCATAATATAATCTTTACTCATCATAATAAAATTATTATATTCATCAAAAAACATTGCTGTTTGTGTTGATACTGCAAGTTCTTCTAAGATCTGTGCCACACTTTTTTCTGGAGGAATAAAGAAAAAAGGAATAATAACCTCAGATTCACCTTCAACTCTTTTAAAAACATAGTTGGAGAATCCAATAGAGTCAAGCAGTAGTGAGACGGCAGAACTAACAGATGTGTTTGTCATCAATATTTGCGGAGCAATTTTTGACTCGAAATAAAAATATAAATCTCTAAGTTCGATAGACACTTCTTTAGACTGATTATCTAATTTTGGAAAACCATCAGAGTACATTGTCTTGATAGGTAGGTAATGTTCAACTCCAGAATTATCTGTAATAACTTCATAAAGTTTAAACTGAATATTTTTAGAAACATATTTACTAATAATACTTAAATTATTTGATGTATGGAAGGCATCATCAAAATCAAATAAAGAAATTGATCCTGTTGAAGCAAGAAGTTGTCCTACTGGCAGTCCGCTAACTCCTAAATCAGAAGCGCTTTTATTAACAGAAAATTCTAATACTCTATCGCTTAAATCTGATACAAGTCTTGGAGATAATTCAATTAGGTCAAACGTAGAATCAAATTTATTCATGCTGTCAATTACAATTCTTATTCC